CTGCTACCTTGTCACCTAAATCAGTTGTCAAATCCATCTCCTTGTTGCATTGATTTTAACAGTTCTATTTCTTGACGCAACTTTTCAACTTCTAAGCGCCTAGCCTGAAGTTCTAAAGTGAATAATTTATGGCACTCAATTCGTTTTTTTGGCGCATCCAACGGTATCACAATTCTTGCGTATATACCTAATTGTTTTGTTTCAGGATTAAGTGGATCAGGTTTGCCAAAAATTGGTGCTACTGCATTGTTTATTATTCCAGTCAAGCCTACATCGAATACAGTTGATCCACCGATAGAGTTAGAACAATCAAGATCACCAGCTTTAATGCTATCCGTACCAAAACTAGAACCACCACTAGGCAATTGCAAGTTAAGAGATGTACTGTTAGCTAATGTGTGTGTTGAAATTAGCATTAACAGTAACCACTTTATTTGAATTTTGAACATATTCTAGTAGCTACTAAAGTCTTACTCATATCTTTACTCCTTAATTTAGACAATGAACAAACGTATCTAGCATCCTTAATGTTACTTTCTCTGATGTAAACATCAAACTTTACTTCTTTTAAATAACCTAGAGGCACAATCTTATAAGCTGTAACAAAAGGTATGGGTGTCTTTAAGTCTTCTTTAAACACTCCTATCTCGTAATACTCTACATCAGGTCTTGAGTTCCATAGCCTAATGTTGGTCTTCTTTATTCCATCTACTCCACTTACTTTCCAAGTAGGATAAGTTGGAGTTTGTTGGTGACTATGTACTGCAAAATTTAACAGTAACAAACATAATACTACTGCGCTACGCATTCAGCTAACACTACAGCCTTGTAAGAGCCACCAGGGAATGCTCTGTTACCACCATATACAGCTACAGACGTTGCCTCTATCCAAACACTCCCGGCTACGCTAAGTCCGTACTGGCGCATTGCCCCAGTAGTCGTACTAGCAGTCTGATACCCCGACATTCCACTTTCACCAGTAGCCTTAACTGCAACAGTTCCTGTCCAAGTTACATTGTCTGACAATGATGGACTTGAGCTAAAACTTGTGGGGTAAGTTACCTGACCAAAATAAGCGTTGGCTAAACTGGAATCTATTCTTACTATTACAGTTCTTCCACCACTAGCTGGTAAAGTCGTTAAAGTATGCGCTGATGGATTCCCATATTTTCCTGTTTGAGTCGTTGCTATTGTACATCTCGATTCAACTGTACCATCAATATCTGCTGCTATAGTTGGTGTTGCTGTTGCACTAAGTATAAAGCTAAGTGCGATTAATAGTTTTTTCATTTGTATTGCTCCTCTATCATTTCATTCATTCTCGCATCTTGCGATAAGCTCCTTAATGCCCTCCTATTATCCACTATAGTACCACCTTGTAAAGCATCAGCATCAGGTAAGAAGTTATCAGGTACTGTAGACACATAATAGTTTGTTAAATTAGTCACATTGTTGAGTTGTTCGAGTATGACTGACTGCGCTATATCATTTGCCATAGCTATAGCGTTTTCTACATCAGCCAACATAAACTCAAGTGATTCCTCTTCTTCCTCTTCTTCCTCTTCTTTTTCAGCTTGATCTTCTTTGCTTAATTCACGATCTGTTTCTTTTTGTGCAATCTCTACAGACTCATCTTGCAATGCATCGTAATCAGGAATATCAGGCAATTTTGGTGGCGGTGGTTTTTTATACCCTGGACAGTTAGGACTGGATTGAGGATCAAAGCAAGGATTAAATCTATAAATGTATCTAACATCAGCGCCCTCTATACTACCTGTGCCTTCTTGCTTGAGCCTACCATCACCAAATACTGCAATAGGAGTATAGGGCAATGCAATAGTACGTCTTATTTCAGTACCTCCTTCACGCTGTGACCAGTCTTGCTTATCTTGAAACACATAACCACCACCCACTTTGTCATTCTCAAGAGTAACTACATAATCATCAGCTTTGTTTTTAATCGGTGTGTACTTGTAAGTTACTCCTGATATATCCATACCACCAATACCATTAGTACCAAGATAGGTAGGAGTCATTGTCCATTCTAAGCCAGTAATAGCTACGTTAGGTGTGTATCCGAATGTGTAAGCGTGTATGCTAGAAGAACAAGAAAGCAGAAGCAATACCACCCATAATCTTAATAAAATCATCTCTTTTCTCCTCTGTAGTTTTTTGAACGTCAATGCTAGGAACAGGTATCTCATCGCTATGTACCTCCCATGCTGCTGTAGCCTCCGCACCTATTTTGCCCATATACGGACAGGGAGTCCCCGCCATAGCCATCGCCCTATGAATTTCCCCAGAAGGTTCAGCGCATAAATAGCTCACGGCCGCAACTTTAAGCCCGAAATCGAAAAGTGTCTTTGCATTTTTAAGTCTAATACATGAGGGTTCAGTATATGTAGCACCTAAACTCAATGAGAATATCTGTGTACCCATTGCACCACTAGATGAGATCGTACATAAATCTGAGTTGGTACCACCTACGTTTGGCGATATGGCCGATGGCGGTGGCGATTTTACGGTAGTCACCATGTTGCCATCAGTTGTTACTGTAGATGTAGTGTTTTGCGTAATCGTGCTTTCATCTGCCATAGCTGAGAAAGACAGTATAAGAAAACAGGCTACTATGCCAAATGCTATAGTGTTATTTATTTTTCTTTTCACTTGTCATTCCGTCATACCAATTTTTAAAATTGAACGCTTCCCATTGTTGAGCATAATTATCACCAGTTCCACGACCTAATTGTTCTTGCAAATCAACTATAGTATGTTTTTTAGCGTGTTTTAAGATACTATCAAAGCGAGAATCCTTAAATTTAAGTTTTCCAGCAGCTTCCCAAAATGGAGTATCGTATTTAGAACCATACATATAATGCCACATAATAAAATTTTGTAATTGATTCGTGTAGTTATGGATGTATTCTGTATTAGAAGTAGGATTTGTCGCTCCATCCATAATCCAAGACCAGTTCCTTCTCGCCCAATGCAAATAACATTCAATAGCAGTAGACTCCAAAGGTTCTAAAAAGAATAAACGATTGCCTCCTAAAATAATTCTATCATCTATTATGGGAGATTTAGCCACATACTGCTGAAATTTAAAATTATCTACTTTTTCTTCTAAATAAATGCCTTGTTCTGCTAAATTAAATAACTCATTAAAATTATCAGAGGCTTCTTTGGTGGATGTAATTCCATCATTATAAAGATAACCATAGGAAGTGGTCTGAGTTGTATTCGGAATAACAAAAGTCCATCCATCTGGTGTTGCTACAGCACGTGTATAATTTTGATTAGAGTCCTTAGATTTTCCCTCTCCTAAAATAACTGAATTTAAAGGATTAGTCAGTAAATGGTAATCATCCCAGTTATCACGTGGTTTGCCTCTACAATCAAAAATATAATCTGAATCAATTTGCTCGTAGTTATCAATATGTTTTTCTTGTACGTCAAAGTATCCAGACTTTAAAATAGTTTCTTGTAAGTTATTGGGGCAATAATGAAGACCAGCCTCATAACCCGGAAAAGCATGAAAAAATTTATGATTTTTCTTTCCCCAGTTCTCATAGAGAATGCCATATTTGGGTGTTGCTTCTATTGGATTATTATAGAAATTTATTCCAAGAGCATCCCATAAAAGTTTAGGAGGTGAAAGTTGAGTAGCTTGTCCTACACGTTCAGTAGGAATATCAGGATTGTAAATCAACTCAATAGAAATGTCTTTTCTATTACGAGTGTAAAAACCATAATGCAAAGCAGTCAAACAACCAGCATTGCCTCTTCCTAAAACAGTAATTTTCATAACTTTCTCCTTAATCAGTTATTAATTTGTTTTTAAACCTTAAACTTACCTTGAAAGAACATATGGAGCTGTAGGATACGTTGGATTAGCAACTGGATTATAACCATCAGGCAAATCTCTAAGTGCTTGTCTATAAGTTGCCCATTCAGCTTTTTTTGCATCTGTCAATTGACTGTCAGCTAATTGCGTGTGATCACAAATAGCTATTAATTTATCTCTTTCTGCTCTTAATTCAATTAAAGTTACTACAAGGTCAACCCATGCACTATCAACGTATCTTTTTTTAGTGTAGTCAGCGTTATCACTTATTTCAATCCAAGTTGAAGCATCAAAACCAGCAATTGGTAATGACTCATCTACTGTTACTTTATCTACTGTATAGCCTTCGCTATCTATAATTACATATTTTTTCATTGTCTATCTCCGGGTAAGTGAAACCCCCAACCTGTAGCAATGTATTTTTCACCTGACAACAACATACCACCACGATGTGTGTGAGTGTATCCTGCCGGCCAAATGACTAGTTTGCCTTGTTTAGGGATTTCTTGATGTTTTTGGTACATGAAGTCTGTTGTACCACCTTCAAAGTTATCGTTTAGATATAACATATAAACAAATGCTCTATCTGAATTTTCTAAGTCTCCAGCCTCACAATGCCAAGCAGAATAACTTTCAAAGTTATCTGCTACGTATCCTTGAACTAACATATTTTTAAAGTATGTTCTTCCAAGTATCATTTGAAGTCCTAACTCTTCTGAGTATTCATTAACACATTCTTTTAATTTATCAAAGAACTTAGCGGCTAAAGCACTATTACGCATGTCCATTAAATCTTTGGCATCTTCGTTAAACTCTATTTGATTATCTTTACGAAAACCAGTATTACGTCTAATTACGCATGTAGCACCAATCTCCTTATTATGTTTAAAAGCCTCTATAACTTCCTCACAGAACTTGCTATCGAAAGCATCATATGTCTTAATAAATGTCATAGTATTTTCTTATTAGAACCTTACGTACATTACGCCAGCCTGTCCAGCAGATGGATTACCAGTTACATTAGCATTACTGTTACCAGTACTCCCGCCGCCACCACCACCACCAACACTACCAAATGAAGGTCGTAAAGCACCGCCATTAGAACTACCTGAACCATGTGTTAAAGAATTTCCTGTTTCGTTACCAGCTACAGCTCCAGAAGAACCACCGTTCCCGCCACTACCACCAGTAAGGGTAACAAGTGCAACACCATTACTACTAATAAGTGTTGTATTATTTCCAGCACCACCATTAGTACCACTATTGCCTGAGACATTAGCAAAATTTTGACCAGAAGAACCAGCATTTCCTACAGCTATTGTGTAAGTTTCTCCAGCAACACAAGTTACGACTGTACTCTCCATGAAAGCCCCGCCACCACCTCGACCACCACTTGCCCCGTTAGCCCAACCAACACCGCCGCCCCCGCCACCAGCACCACAACCTGTTATCATAATAGTACTGTTGCTAGGTGAGAATGTTCCATTGCCGCTTTTTGTGGATGTGTATCCTCCTCCCGCCGCATCTTCAAAAGCTGGGGCATTACCCGCACCAGTTGAAGTTAATATTTGTCCATCTGAGCCAGTAGCAATAGCTACAGGTGCGCCATTTGAATCAAAAGAAATGATATTACCATCTGTACCATGAGCCATCTTAGCTAATGTAATTTGGTTATCTGCAATGTGTGCTGTGTCAATACTTCCGTCAGCGTAATGCTCTGAGTTAATTGCATTATCTGCAATCTTAGCACCTGTTACTGCATCATTAGCTAATTTTCCAGTTGTAACATTAGCATCTACAAGTTGTGCAGTTCCAACTGCTGTATCGCCTATTTTAGATTGAGTTACTTGGTCGTTACCAATGTGTGCAGTATCAATACTGCCATCAGCGTAATGCTCAGAATCAATAGCATTGTCTGCAATATGGTCATTACCAATACTTCCATCAACATAGTGTTCTGAATTAATTGCATTGTCTGCAATCTTAGCACCATTTACAGAGTCTGCTCCAAGTTTTGAATTTGTTACAGCACCAGAATTTATTTTAGCTTCTGTTACTGCATTACTTGCCAACGCTGTAGCATCAACTGAACCAGCTGCATAATGTTCTGTATCTATAGAATCTGCTGCATAGTGTTGACTATCAATATTATCATTAGCTATTTTTGCACTAGTAACAGCAGCAGTATTTATCTTTGCTGTAGTAACCGCATTACTTGCTAAATGCTCTGCATCAATACTGCCATCAACATATGCTTGAGAGTCTACAGAATTTGCAGCCATCTTAGCTTCTGTTACTGAATCCGAGGCTAAATGCTCTGCATCAATACTTCCAGCTGCATAATGCTGACTGTCTATAGAATCATTAGCAATAGTAGTATCTACTGTAGTCCAAGTCAAAACACCTGAACCATTAGTTGTTAGTTTTTGTCCATTAGTACCATCATCATTAGGGAATGTTAGCGTGTAACTAGCATTAGCTGAATGTGGAGGACTCTTTAATTTAATACCATGTGAGTTCTGTGAACAGTTTAATTGTATGTAACCATCCTGTGAGCTACCATCACCTTTTGCTTCTAAAGAAGGAACACTAGATGTAGATATTAAGTTTAATTTTGCAACTGTAACTGCATCATCATTGATCTTAGCAGTTTCTACTGCTGAAGCTGCTATCTCTGCTGTGTCTACTGCATTGTCTGCAATACGAGCATTTGTTACAAAGTTGTTTGCATTAATTGTGTTTAATTGTGTCTGTACTGATGATGTAACACCATCAAGGCGATTAAGTTCTGCTGCATCTGTTGTTATTGCAGTACCACTAATCTTCCATTGTCCAGCAGTTAGATTAGGCTTAATAGCAGTTGTGCCATCAAGTAAATTGTCTACATTATCTAAATTTGTATTTATCTTTGCACCCCAAGTATCCGCAGAAGCACCAACCTCTG